GATTGGCAGACCCGTAATTTGCACCGCTTTAAGTCATTCATGCTCGACTCAGGGGCGTTCACATTCGCCTTCGGCTCAAAGGCCAGCGTGAATTGTGATGAATATATAGCCCGATATATCGACTACATCAAAGAGAACAGGGTAGACTTATTCTTCGAGCTTGATATAGATGCGTTAGTCGGATACGAGAAGGTCAAGCAGATACGCGCATATATCGAGCACGAGGTCGGAAGACCTACAATCCCAGTGTTCCATTTCAAGCGCGGCAAAGAAGAATGGCTAAGGATGTGCGATGAGTACGACTATGTAGCCATCGGCGGGATTGCCGTGGCAAAAGGCAGGAAGATGATGGAGCCGTACCTGCCGTGGTTCACGTCAGAAGCACACAAGCGCGGTGCCAAGGTGCACGGGCTTGGATACACGAACTTGACCAACCTTCCTAACACGGGGTTCGATTCGGTTGACAGCTCCGCATGGCTGTATGGGAATCGTGGCGGGTACATCTACCGCTGGGATGGAAGGAAGATGCAGAAGGTCAATCCCCCAAAGGGAAAGAAGCTAGACAGCAAGGCCGCTGCGCGGCATAACTTTATGGAGTGGGTAAAGATGGGAGAGGCACTTGAGCGATAAGAAGGCAATTGTGCTCCTGAGCGGTGGGCTTGACTCGTCGACATGCTTGGGAGTGGCTGTAAAAGAGCATGGAAGTGAAAGCGTTCATGCGGTTACGGTCACATACGGACAAAGACACAGCAAGGAGACCAGTTGTGCCGAGAAAGTAGCCGACCATTACGGCGTTCCTCTGCACACGATAGACCTCACCGAGATATTCGCAGGGGCCAATTGCTCGCTCCTGTCCGACTCTCAAGAGGATGTTCCAGACGGAACCTACTACGAACAGATACACGACAAGGGCGTCTCCACATACGTGCCGTTCAGGAATGGCCTCATGGTCGCGGCAATCGCGTCCAAAGCCCTGTCAATCGATAGCGATGCGATATGGACGGTCTATCTCGGCGTGCACTCGGACGACACGGCTGGCGATGCGTACCCAGACTGCTCTGAGGAGTTCGTCAGCGCAATCGACAAGGCCGTAGGCATCGGCACATACGGTCAGGTGTCGGTGACAGCACCATTCGTCGGTCTACACAAAAGCGACATCGTGAAGGTTGGCCTCGAAATCGGCGTACCATACGAACTCACATGGAGCTGCTACAAGGGCGGCGAGAAGCAGTGCGGAACCTGCGCCACCTGCCTTGACCGAAAGAGAGCGTTCGAGGTGAACGGGGCAGTTGACCCCGTGCCATACAAGGTTTAGAATAGCCCGAAGCTGTATGCAGAAACCAGCTATAAAAAACCAAAGGAGTTGACAATGAAGAAGACAGAGAAGAACCTGATGCTGTGCGGCATGGTATTCGCCGTGTCGCTGGTCATTGCGAACGTGGTGACCGCCAAGACCATCCAGACGGGCATCCCGCTGTTCGGGAGCACTATTGCACTCCCAGGTGCAGCGGTATGCTATGCGGTGACGTTCCTTATGACCGACGTGGTGGGGCAAATCTGGGGAAGGAAGGAAGCCCAGACAATCGTATACTGGGGCTTCGTCTGCCAGATTCTCGCGACCTGCCTCATCATCTTCACGCAGATGCTGCCAGCGGTAGACCCGAACATGCAGGCCGCTTACGACATGCTTCTGGGTCAAAACCTCGTGTTTGTAATCGGCTCGATGGTAGCGTACTTCGCAAGCCAGAGCTGGGACGTGTTCATTTTCCATAAGATTAGGGACAAGGTGCTCGCCAAGGGCGGTTCCGACAAGATGCGCCTACTGTGGAACAACGCCTCCACCATGACCAGCCAGATAATCGACACCGTGCTATTCATTGGGATTGCCTTCGGATTCGGCTTCGGCTGGCTGTTCGATTCGGCGATGCTGCCGCAGCTCGGGGCTATGATGGTCGGGCAGTACCTGTTGAAGTTCATCCTCGCGGCACTGGACACCCCTATCTTCTACCTGCTGACGAGAAAGAGGGACGATGGCGAACGAGCGGAACCTGATACCGAACTCCGAGCGAACGGAGAGCGAGCGTAAGGAGATAGCGCGGCTTGGCGGTAAGGCCAGCGGTGAGGCCAGACGCAGAAAGAAGCTGATGCGCGAAGCCTTCGAGGAACTACTGTCCAGGGACTACCACGACCAGGCTGGCAACGTGCTGGACGGGACCTCCGCACTAGCAGCCAAGGTGTTCAAACAGGCCATGGACGGCGACCTCAAGGCGTTCGAAATCATCCGCGACACAACTGGTCAGAAGCCCGTAGAGCGCGTCGAGACCGTCGAAATCAGCCAGGAGACATACGAGCGGGTTGCTCGGGCACTTGAAGAATAATTTTTCAAAAAAGTTCAAATTCTCGGTTGACTTCTCTCATGTATACCTTATAATATAACCATAAGGTAAGTAAGAGAGAGGAACCAAAATGAAAAACACCTACCAGTTTATAGCAGTGCTCGTGAAAGGAAACGAGTGGGAAGTGCTGCAACAGAGCTTCTTCGCGTCAGCCGAGAAAGCCGAGAAGGAATTCAAAAGGCTGTACAAGCATGCTTGGACAGATTACGACGTGCGCAGCTTCGAGGTCAAGCCTGACGAATATAGTTGGCTGGCATGCTAAAAGCTAGAAACCAGAGAGGAAACAGGCCCCGCTTCGGCGGGGCATCCTACAGGGAGGGGAACACGATGAAATTGTACCTGAAGGAATACATGGCAAGCGAGAGGGCCAACAGGCGCATGATGGATACGACCATCTGGCAAGCTTGCAGGATTCTCGGCTACGACGTGAACAGCATCAAGTCGAATGCGCAGGTGTTCCACGAGCTGTACAAGAAGTACTACGAGGAAGAACTGGCGAAAGCGGTATAATACCCGCATGGACATCATACAGAGCATAAAGGAGAAGCCCGTCAACTACGCGAGGTTGATGGGCTTCGACCGTCTGAACGGCACCCATAACGAATGGCTGAAGCGCATCCTTTACGGTAGCGGAGACTGGACGTTGCAAGCGTTCCGCGGCAGCTACAAGACCACGACCGTCTCCGTGGCACTTGCGCTCCTGCTCGTCTTGAAGCCGAATATGAGAATAGCGTTCATGCGCAAGACGGACAGCGACGTGAAGGAAGTCGTGGCGCAAGTCAAGCGGATGATGGAGCAGCCAGAGACAAAGGCCATCAGCGCGATGATATGGGGCCATCAGGCCTGCCTCACGAGGTCGAGTCAGACAGAGTTATCGACCAACCTCACGAACGACCCACGAGGCTCTGCGCAGCTAACTGGAATGGGCATCAACGGTTCTCTAACTGGCAAGCACTACGACATCATCTTCACGGACGACATAGTGAACCTGAAGGACAGGACCAGCCGAGCGGAGAGAGAACACACCAAATCGGTCTACATGGAGCTTCAGAACATCCGCAACAGGGGCGGCAGGATTATCAACACTGGAACGCCGTGGCATGTCGACGATTGCTTCTCAATAATGCCAGAAGCGGAGAAGTGGGACTACACCACGATGCCCGATGTTATGACCGCAGAGGAAGTCGAGCAGGTCAAGCCCCGCATGACACCGAGCTTATGGGCGGCGAACTACGAGCTGAGGCACATACCCTCCGACGACGTTATCTTCACCGACCCGCAGAAGGGCGCTCCGATAGATATGGTCATGCAGGGCGAATGCCATGTGGATGCGGCCTACTACGGCGAGGACTTCACGGCATTCTCGGCCCTCAACATTCACGACGGCAAGGTGTACGTCTACGGTAGGATATGGCGCAAGCACGTCGACGAGTGCATGGCTGCGATATGCGCTGACGTGGAGCGGCTGATGCTCGGGCGCATGTTCATGGAGAACAACGCTGACAAGGGTTACAGCGCGAGGGCGTTCAAGGAAAAGGGAGTGCGCGTCGCTGGCTATACTGAGCACATGAACAAGCACGTCAAGATAGTCACTTGCCTGAAGGCCGCATGGCCAGACATCGTGTTCTGCGAGGGCACAGACGAGGCTTACATCGACCAGATATGCGATTACACAGAGGATGCCGAACACGACGACGCACCAGACTCGCTGGCATCGCTGGTGCAGAGAAACAAGCTAAGGCAGAGCGGGTACAAGTCGCCGTTCGGAGGGTAGCTGGCATGCAATCTCCTGAAATGATATAATTACACGGCAAACGCAGACGAGGACAAGGGGAGCGATGAAAAGCTATACCTTCCAAGACTTCGATCTGGCACAGACCGACAAGGAACGCAGGGACTTCGTATGGAGCGCGATACAGGCCCACGAGTCCAGCGAGCTATGCAAGACGGCGAAGCTCGCAGACCTGTACGACCGACAGCTCAACAAGACAATCAACGATTACGTCCAGATTATATTCAACCTCAGCGGCTCAAAGCTGGAGGACTTCACGGCATCAAACAACAAGATTGCGTCGAACTTCTTCAACAGGCTGAACACGCAGAGGGTGATGTACTCGCTCGGCAACGGAGTGTCCTTCCTCCAGCCAGACGAGGAAGGCGAGGACGTGGTGAAGGAAAAGCTGGGCAAGCACTTCGACCACGACGTGAAGGAGGCAGCATACTACGCGAGCATCCACGGCGAGAGCTACTGCTTCTGGAATCTCGACAGGATGCACGTCTTCAAGGTGCCAGAGTTCGTGGCTCTATGGGACGAGCACACTGGAGAGCTGAGGGCTGGCATACGCTACTGGCGTTTGAACGCAGACAAGCCCCTGACAGTCGTTCTCTACGAGGAAGATGGCTACACTACCTACCGCCAAGTGAAAGACGGCGGCTCGGAACTCGTCATGGACGAGGACGGGAAGAAAGCCTACAAGACGACCTACCAGTACATCCCAGCAGACGGAACTGCCGAAGTGGTGGGCGAAGAAAACTACAGCAGGTTGCCAATTGTCCCGATGTGGGTGAGCAGGTTGAAGCAGAGCACGCTCATCGGCATGCGGTCGGCAATCGACAGCTACGACCTCATCCGCAGCGGCTTCGCGAACGACCTCACCGATTGTAGTGAAATCTACTGGATTGTCCGAAATGCTGGCGGCATGACTGACGGCGACTTGGCACGGTTCAGGGACAGGTTGAAGTTCCTCCACATCGCCGATATCGACGCTGGGGACGGGGCTGGGGCAGAGCCTTATACTCAGGAGATTCCGTACCAGGCGCGCAAGGAATACCTCGACATGATTCGGAGCGGGCTGTACGAGGACTTCGGTGCGTTGGACGTTCACACGGTCGCGGCTGGGGCCACCAACGACCATATCGATGCAGCTTATCAGCCGATGGACGAAAATGCAGACGACTTCGAGTTCTGGGTGGGCGAGGCGATACAGCAGATTCTGGCGCTACAGGGAATCGACGATTACCCCGAGTTCAAGCGCAACAGAATCAGCAACCAGAAGGAACAGGTCGAGATGGTGGTCATGGAGGCGCAATGGCTCGATGCGCAGACCATCTTGAAGAAGCTGCCCAACATCAGCGCGGAGGAAATCGCCGCCATCATGGGCAGCATCCAGGACGAGGACATGGCGCGCTTCGGCATCGGCGAGAGCGAGGTGGCCGAATGATTCGCTACACGACACCGACCCACGAGCATAAGGTGAAGGGCATCGACCTCAGCGGCTGCGACGTTTGGGTGAGCTACTAGCAGGGACAGGCAGCGTACAAGAAGGCCAACGGCTCCTGGGTACAGCAATCGGGTTTGACCCAGGTGTTCTCGTCTAGTACCAATTACGTCAAAGGATAGCCTATGCTCGACGACTTCACCCCGATTATCCACAGACTTGACGGGCGCACTGTCAAAGTGTGGGCGGTGGGCGATGTCCACATCGGGGCGAAAAACGCGGACGTATCGGGGTTTTCTGAATTTCTGAAGCGCATACAATCAGATGATGACAGCTACCTCGTCATCGTGGGCGACATGCTGGAGAACAACATCAAGGACTCCGTGAGCGGCTACGGCTACCTCCCGCCATCCGCGCAGATAGACCTCGCGGCAGAATTGCTGGAGCCTATATCGGACAGGATACTAGGGTGTGTAGGCGGCAACCACGAGCAGCGCAGCAGGGACGTCGACCTCGACCCGCTCTACACCGTCATGCTCATGCTGAGGAAGGGCGAGCTGTACCGCCAGAACTTCGCCATGGTGCGCGTGAACCTCGAGCGTGGCAAGACGAAGGACCATTACGGCCTGATGCTGTTCCATGGAAAGACGGCAAACAAGAAGCGGCACTTCGCATACGCGGTCGAGGGAGTTGATGCTATAATCAGCGGCCACACGCATGATGGCCTGGTCGAGAAGCCAGCGAAGATAGTTTTCACGAAATCGAATAGAATCAAGATACAGCCCATCGTGAGCATGACAGCGACTAGCTGGATGCCGTTCTCCGACTATGCGGCACGCTCTCTGTGCATGCCCAAGGCGACGAGCGACCCGCAATGCCTGAAGCTGGAGTTCACTGGCTCGAACAAAAAGCAGGGCAGCATCTCGGTGGTATGGTGACGGCATGGGTTTCAAGGTAACGAAAAAGTACGGCAAGTATGCCGTGGTAAAGAGCGACGACGCATACTATGACGAGTATTTCATAGTCGATGTGGAGCAAGGACTCAGCGTCTACAAAACGTGGGGTGCCAAATATGCGAAGATGTACGCGGAAAAACTCGAAAAGGGAGAGGTGGCAATCGAATCTTTCAAAGGCCCATACAATGAAGCGTTCATGGTGCCGATAGAGATGCCGAAATCGCTGCAAACGCAGCAAGCCAAGCTACAGAAGCAAGCCGCAGCAGAGGCGGCTGGTCTAACGAAGCCCATCGGAAGCCATGCCCCGTCAATCGTCGGCGTGGTTGACAAGGGAACCTACAAGCTGCTCGAAATGTCAGACGGCACCTATGGGTACCTTGTGCCATCGACTGGGCAGAGCAAGCTCAACCTCGCCAACAAGCAATATACGATGCAGACGGCAAAGAAGGCGGTCAGCAAGAAGGCAGAGAGCATCCTACAGGAGCAAGGGGTCGACATAGGCTCAAATGCGACCGATACGCTCATATCGCTGTACGAGATGCGTGCGAGGGAGCTTTACAGCCAAGCAGCCGCCGACATGCAGGTGAAAAGCAGTCGGTTCCTCGAGCAATTCGCCAAGGCAGACGAGGAAATGGCGGCAAGGTACGAAGCTGGCGAGATAACATACAAGCAGCTGAAAGACTGGAGAACCACGCAATCAGCGATAGCGATGCGCAACCAGCAGATGGTGGACATGCTCGCAAAGGACCTCGTAGATGCCGACCAGAGAGCGATGGCGATGCTCAACGGGTACATGGGGCCTTGCTACGACGAGAACCTGGCATACGAAACATTCAGGATAGAAGCCGCCACTGGGGACCATGGCATATCGACCAGCTTCTCCATATACAACCAGGATGCCATAAACGGCATATTGAAGAATCCGAACTCGCCGCTCATTCCCCCGAGCACCAACGTCGCGAAGGACACGGCGTGGAGTAGGCAGAAGATATCCTCGTCCATAGCGCAGAGCATATTGACGGGGGAATCGGTGCCAGATGCAGCGGCACGTCTGGCAACCGTGGTCGGCATGAGCGCGAACACCGCCATTACAGCTGCGAGGACAGCCCTGACAAGCGCGCAGAACTACGGCAGGCTGGTTGCTGGTCAGCGTGCGAAGGCAATGGGCATAGAATTGAAGAAGCAGTGGGTGGCGACATATGACGACAGGACACGCGACAGCCATCGGGAAATCGACCGCGAGACGGTCGAACTTGATGACCAGTTCTCGAATGGCTGCGATTATCCAGGCGACCCTTCTGGAGGCCCAGAGGAAGTGTACAACTGCCGTTGCGCCATGAGATACGTCGTACCAGGTCATGAATACGACGACATCCCCGACACGGTGGATGGCATGACGTATGAGGAATGGAAGGCAGCAAAGAAGCCGAACATCGAGGCGAAGAAAGAGAAGATACAATCGCAAATCGACAAGCTGGAGGCCCAGAAGGGCCAACTGCTCGAAGCACTGCCAGAGAACGAGACCTATGCCGCAAACGAGCTGTTCAAGCATCCGACCAGCCTCGACAAATGGGAGCAGGAGCAAGCCTCGATTGCCGACTCGAAGGCCTATTGCCAGAAGAAGCTAGACGAGTTGGAGAAGTACAAGGACGCGGACGGCAACTTCCCGACTAAGGAGCTTGCAGAAAAGTACGAGCATTACGAAATCAAGTACGACAACATCGACATCTACGACATGATGGGGCGCGAATACCACGAAGCCCAGATGGCGATTCAGGAACAGCTCGAAGCGATAGAGGCGCGGAGCAAGGAGCTGGGTGCCGACATGCAGAAGCTGATGGCTGGGAAGTCGGAGGTTTACTCTCCCGAAAGGCTGGCGGCAGCGCACATGTACACGAGCAAGCAGGAAGCCGATGCGGCGCTGCGCTCGCTCAGCGGCGAGGCGTGGCGTGCAGCCACAAGGGCCGAACGCGAGGCAATCAACACCTACACTGGAGCTGCCTATTCGGAATACAACATGCCGCTGAACGGTTTTCAAGGCAGCTACAGCAACTTCGTGGGGCTTGGTCAGGTACCGCTCGATGCTTGCGGTTATGGTCAGGAAATCAGGGACATGACGAGCATCATCGAACGCTCGAAGCTGCAAGAGGACATGTGGGTCAGGAGAGGCGTGAGCGGTCGGACGATGGCGACATTCTTCGACATGCCAGCGGGAACGGACATCACGAGGCTATCCGAACAGCAGCTCCAGTCGTTCGTCGGCACGAGAAACAGACTGGGTTCGTTCCAGTCATGCGGCACCATAGCTGGCACTGGTTTCAGCGAATCCGTGAACTTGAAAATCTTCCTGCCAGAAGGTTCCGAGGCGATGTACGTCGAGCCAATCTCGCT